CTGGAAACAGTGTGACAAGTCAACCCTGACGACAAGCTCTCTAGGCCTGACTGGACAAGGAAAACTGCCATTCTGATTCACAAAAGGACCAATAGACCAATTGGCCCACTCCGAAACCGGCCGGATCTGGCACAACGCACATTCAGGGTCATCGCAATCACTGTGGCCCCAAACGCTGTGCATGGAATTGAGACGAGCTCGATAGACCATGCGCATAAACTTTGCCGGCAAAGCGTTGTGCAAGAATTCTGGGTAGTGGGGTGAATAAAGGTCCGCCATGTCCATATAAACGGGCAGCAGCCAAGATTTGTGATCTGGGATCGCCAGTCCAATCTTGGCCACTTGAGTGGCCCAGTCGGTATGGTCAACAGTTGCAAAGACCTCCAACCCTTCGGTGTCACGCAGATTCCTCCACGTACTATATTTTAGCCATTGACCGAAATCATAGTTAATGGCTTCCAGCGTTCCTGGCCACTGTGGAAGTGGCGCTTTCATGGCAGCTGGTATAGTGGGAGAAAAGTGGTATGGAGAAGCCGGGTCGCTGGAACACCACAGAGGGTGTGGCAAGTCGTCATGAGGATCAACCCTCGTTTCGTGGATGAGCGGGCAAAGGTTCATCGGGTGGAATTTATAGGTACAGACCGTGTCAACTAGCTGTTCGCAGTGACCTCGTTCTGTTAGAAAGGCAACCGTCAGGAAGACTTCGCGCCAGACTTGACGCATAGCCTCCGCGACGAGTGACTCCTGTGCCATTTCCGCCATCAACTGCACTCTGGCAGTTTGCTCCCGCTCGAACAACGAATGGTTGTTGTCAATCGCTCGCTGGGCACCAGCCAGAGTGTCAAACCCAAGGTTAAACTCTGTATAAAGGAGTTGTTGTTGTGTCTCCCTGACTAGTGCCTCTTCAGCAACCAAGAACCGGATTTTCTGTGCGGTCATTTCACGCATCAGTTCGTGGCTCTCCTCACCCTTGGCCAACTGGTTCCGGATGCGGGTATGGGCTTCGCGAATTTGTATATGGGCGAGAATGGCGACACTCTCAGCCTCTTGTTCTGCGGCAGCCCTAAACCGTTCCAGTTCCTCCTGTTGGCGATCGTAAACAGGGTCCACATACGGAACCCTCCGAAGGATAGACCGCTTGTGGCAGTCTTCACCTCTCGGCGCGCCACCTTCCCCGTCGCTCTCAGGTCGATCACAAGCTGACATTCTCGACACCCGAGCTTTTGGCTTGGGTGGAGGCAGTTCAACGTGGACCGGACGCTGGTTGGGGGCGGGCGGTAGTGGCACGGCGCTTCTCGCTGGCGCAGGTGGAGTAGCAACCTCAGGCAATTCTTGTTTTGCAAAGAGTTTCGCCTGTGGTGCAGACTCATTGGGCGGGTATGTAGCAATGAGGTTTGGAGGTGGCGTGGCCACAAACAACCCTCTCTTGTCTGAGAACACAAATGGGTATCTCGGAAAAAACCGAGTTAATCAGCCCTTGAGAGAGCGCGTTACCCC